ATGGAAACTTATGATATATATTTTAAAGAAGGTAATGATTTTGCTAATAAAGGATTTTCATTGAAAGATAAGGCTAAGGCCATTAGAATGGCGGAAGATATGTTGGCTGAACGCAAAGGATATGTGAAGGATTTTGTTGGAGGAACTATTTCCGTAATGTGTAAAGAAACGAAAGAGGAAGTTTGGTCCAAGCCGATAGAGGAGGTTTAATGCAATTTTTACATCTTTTTTTGCCTTGCCAATCATAGAGTTGTGAAATACAGTGCTGTAATTGAAATGGTACGTAGCCGTTAATAGCAGCAACCCTTGGTTGTATTTGTGGTGGATTTGTTATTGGCGGACATGAATATTTCTTTCTCTTCTAGGATATTCGGTATATTTCTCCTTTCATGCTTTTGCCGGACTGATATAGATAATGCCGGGTAGCACTTGATAGGACGATGATTGTTCTTTTACTAAGATGCTTCAGTATGACTTTTTTCCGATCCTATCCATTCTTGACATATAGTTGTTATTCATAGCTAAATACACCGTATTCCCAATGAAGCTTTCTGTGGGGATCCCTTTGGTGTTCGTGTAACTATTGTGACTGTTATTATGCCGATGGGGTATAGTATTGATACAACAATGATTTTTCATAATAACTTTTAACTTATGATTTAGATAGCTCCGACTTGTCACAAATCGGGGTTATCCGCTTGTTATGCTATTAAACTTGGTCAGCTATTGGTTAACAATTTCACGCAACAGTAACTCTTTGGAGTAAAAGTGGCAAATAAATTTTTTGTTCACATGAAAAAAACTTTCCCAAAAGCTTTGTATTATTGATTTTCTATGTATCTTTGCATCGTTATTATTTCTCGGGGTATTAGCTCATCTGGCTAGAGCGTTAGACTGGCAGTCTAAAGGTGGCGAGTTCGAGTCTCGCATGCTCCACTTTACAAACCTCTCTGTTTCAGAGGGGTTTGTGCTTTCTTAAGCTTCTCCAGTTTTCGTTTTTGGATAAAAAAAAGACAGTTTGTGCCACTTTTGGCAAAAAGAACTTGTCTAAAACGAATCCAGAACAATTATGACAACTCTTAAAGCTGCCGTTGTTCCGGCCAAGGTGCTGAAAAACGGCAAACACAGAATTCGTATAGCAATTGGTCATAAACAGGAAACAAGATACATCGTTACCCGATTTGAAATAGATAATACTGCTAATTTTAAGGGAGGGCAGGTGGTAGGTGTTCCTGATGCTGCACATGTCAATGCTAAATTACGTGGAATACTTAATTCATATCAGGATGCCTTGGATAAAATAAACACATCATCCTATACTTGTACCCAACTTGTCGAATACTTGTCCTCGGTAAAGCAGGGAGCTATCTCTTATAGTGTTGCTTCGGCTGACTATATGCAGAATTTGATTAAAGAGGGGAGAAGGACCACTGCTTCCTTATATCAAAGGGCGAGTGATTACTTCATTGAGTTTGTCAAATATGATATAATGCTTGATGGAATTACTCCCCGGACCATAAAGGACTTTGACATTTATCTAAAGAATGTCCGAAGGCTGGCTCCTGTTACTTGTGGTATGCACATGGCACATTTGAAGGCAATAATCAATCAAGCAATAAGGGATAAAAAAGTATCATATGACACGCATCCTTTTGAATATTATGAAAGACCGGCAGGAATGCCTAAAGAGCGTGATATCTCGGTAGCTGACGTAAAGAAGATAAGGGATGCGGAGATAAAAGAGAAGTCTCAGCGTGTTGCCAGGGATGTGTTCATGCTTTCGTATTATCTAGGAGGTATCAATCTGATGGACTTGATGCAATACAATTTCAAAGATGCGAAAATTATGGAATATGTACGTGAAAAATCAAAAAATACAAAGAAAGGTGATATGAAAATCAGCTTCACTATTCCTGAGGAAGCAAAACCGATTATCAAAAGATGGATGGGGCGTAATGGAAAGCTTGATTTTGGTTATAAATACTCTTATCCTAATTTTCGTAACTATGTAACAAAAGAAATTATAAGGTTAGGGGAGAGGTTGGAGATAGAATCGCATGTCGTATATTATTCAGCTCGTAAATCCTTTGTCCAACATGGTTTTGAGCTGGGCATACCATTGGAAACTTTGGAGTATTGTATAGGCCAAAGCATGAAATCCAATAGACCGATCTTTAATTATGTCAGAATTATGAGAAAACATGCTGATGAAGCCATAAGAAAGATTTTAGATAATCTAAAGTGAGGATTCAAGAACTAGAGCGATTGCTTCGGCAGTCGCTTCCTCTTTTTCTTTGTCTATCTCTGAGTTTAGCCGTTCTATCAAGTCCATATTCCCTGTGACAATCGTTTTTGTGCCCTCAGAGGAAGAAATTGTAAGCTCATAGTGTCCATAACCTATAAACTTTTTAGATAGCTGATAAGTGGTTGGGGGGGTAATTTTGACATATATGCGAATTTCGTTAGTCAGCGGAAAAAGAAAACGGTTCCGCTTTCCCGTTGCGTTACATTCCGTAATCGAAACAGTGGGTACATTAATATTCCACACGGGGGTCAGAACCGTATATGAAGAAGCTACAGGCAATAATAATCGTCTGTAGCTCAATACGAGACAACGCCTCGATCACTTCAAAATGTAACGCAATGCAAAGATGGGTATTTTATATGACTTTACAAAAAACAAAATGGGAAAATTTCAATAAAGCATAGAGGTGAGAGATTATATAATGATGATGAAAAGATAATCTTATTATATTTGACACCATCCCCGTAGTTGAGTCGCTACGGGGATTTTCTATATTAATTGGTCAATGTCAACTCCCAGCTATCCATAATGGTCATCTCCCAATGTGGAGTTCCACCACTATCTTTGACTGATACTCCATATACAGAAAGGCTCTTACCCAGACTGTCATATTCCAGTAAGGCAGCCTCCTCTCCTTTCCGAATACGGAGATTCATAAATCCAGTCATTTCCTCCCAATCGGTAGACCCAATGGAAAGATGTTCTATTATGTGTCCTCTTACCGATGCTCCAATAGCAAATTCCCTGATACGGTTCAAATATGATTGAGCTTCCTTATAAGTCATAGTACAAAAGTATGAAGTCTTAATGAAAAACAAAAAAAACGGGCTGCTTACTCAACCGCCTCTTCTACAAATTCTTTCAACCGATACAATCGGTCGATTGCCGGATTATAGAAAGCGTCCGGATAATGCTGCTTAATATCGCAGATATTCGCATTAACATACAGAGAAGTGTCAAAGATATGCTCTGCCTCGCTTAAAGTTACCTCTTGGGGTAATTGCGCGGTCTCAGCCCGGTTAATTAAGGCATTCACGCTTTCTTCGTCATAATTGTATTCCATTTTATTTTACTTTATTCCAAACAGGAAGGCGCCCAAATTCTATCTCATATTCAATTAATAGTTGGTGTTCTACAACTACAGGATCATCATTCTCGGTATCATACCATAATACAAGAAGATGATCTATTGCATTTTTCTTCATTTCTAATGGCCATGATCTCTTTCTTGCGATTTTACCAAACTGATGTCCATTAACAATACGGTCTTTTATACCACCCAAGCCAGCTTTACGGTGTACAATAACACCTTTTTTCTTATCTTTTTTGCCAGAGCGGCCGATATAGATCAACTCCTGTTCACCACCAATGAAAGCAATCACGATGTAAACTCCACTTTTGTTCGTCGGAGCATTACAAACATCATTAAGTGAATCCGTACTTTTGAACTTAAAACTGCCATTATTGGGGTATTCATTAAGTAGGTCAAACATAGCATTATAATTTAAAGTTTCAACAAATATACAAATATATAAAGAGAAGTCAAAGAAATCTCAATAAAATGATCTGAACCCAATGAGGCAAAGATACTAAGAAGGCAGCTTATTTGGCTGCCTTAGTTTTTTATCTTACCAAGTTGCATTAATGGCATTTCGGAGATGATTAAAATCCAACTTCCTGTCTCTATTTTTTCCAATTCTTCTTCCTAAAAAGCGGTTTACTTCCGAAATCCGACTTATCTGTTCTCTTAAATAAAAAACGGAACCTTTCACTAGTTGTACTCTAATAGGGCATTTGAATTCTGTTTCCAATAACAATAAATCCGAAAGAAAAACAACATCTTCCGTTTCTATTCGTTTCATGATTTCTATAAACTTATATTTATAATCGTCATTATTTGAAATCTTTGCATAATGATTTATAGATTCCATTAAAGGATAATCATTCTCAATTGTATATTCGTCTTTTATCATAATAAAATTTTCTGTAAATAAAGAAACAATTATTTATTATCTATCCTAAGCTGTTTAAATTTATTTATGTTATATATGTTTGCCTACCAATGGCTTTAAAACTTGAGCAAAATGCTGCTCTATTGCAGGCATCATATCTTCCATATCACGATTGAATTCAATTACATGAAGTTTTAATTTAAGTGATAAATTATTCCCCCAATGACAAAGTTGTAATCCCTGAGTAGCAGCTGTTTTAAAGTACCCTAAATGTTGAACAATCCTGCTATAGAAATTCTTTTTGACCTTTCCGACATATAAATAATTGCTTGTAGCACAATATGTTTTTTTTATAACCGGAACAGCCCTATGGTTATCTTTTCTAGAATAGTCCTCCAGTGCATTGACAAGGTCTGACTGGTTAGTATTAGAAGTTATTTCAAACCAATAAACAGCAGGTCCTTTAATCTCCTTTAGAGAATCAAATTTTTTCTTGTACGCTTCTGACTTGGTGATGTCTACAGTCAGATACTGATTATCTAATTCAGAACAATCAAAATCATAACTATATTCTTTTGCTCCATGATTTTTTATAAATTCCAGACTTTTAATGGATTGATCTATAAATTTTTTTAAATTTTCATCCATAGATATTCTCTTTTATAAAGTAAATATTTAGTTTTTCGTAAAAGACTCAACCCCAAAGGATAGCGATAGATAAAATTCGGTTTTAATAAAAAGATTTATCCGGCATACAAGGTACTCTGACTGCAAAAGTTTCAGACCTTAATATTGAGTAATGTTACTTTCAATATTTCCATAAGTGCTGGTTCTAATTTAAAATCGGACAAGTCCCAATATTCATGCTTCCTTATCTGGTGCCCCGGGTCAACCGGATGATTTAACCGAATTACTGCTTTCAAATAAAAATCGGCATATAAAGGCGTATCACCACGTTCTATTTTTTCAACTATTCCAATATGGGTTATTGCTGAATCAGGTGCACCTAAATATAAACCAACATAATAGGCATCCTTAACAGGAACAGCACGTGAATCTCCACCAAAACTAATGCATAAATTACCAAAGTTCTCTTTAAAAAAGTCATCATTTATGCCTCTAACAATGACTAAGGTATCATCTTCTACATTCATAGTGTTTATTTTCAAGTTAGCAGTACAAACTTACAATAATGCCCCGACTTATGCAAGCCGGGGCAGTCCAATTTATAAATTTAAAGTCTTATGATGAAGATTGTCTGTTACCCCAATGTTTCCGTACCACCAACATGACGACAATCAAAACGGTTACACAAACACAGGCAAAACCGATTTGTTCAGGCAGCGTGGATTCTTTTTTATCCTTTACCTCTTCAGTCTTAGTTTCCTCATGTTTGGTGGAAGTGGCTTCCTTATCAGCTTTTACCTCCGTACTGTCATTGACTACAGTTTCCTTCTTTTCATTCTTATTGAAATCACCTTCCACATGACCGTCAGCCAATAACGGAGGTTTTCCAGTCAGACTGTCGGGCGGTTTTCGGGTATCATAGATACGGAAATCAATTACATAGCTGCCATTAGTGGTTATCAGCTCTCTTAAAGAAGTAGCAGATCCATGTACGATATTGACCGATTCACTGGCACTGTCCTTCCTGATTACTTCTGTGTCGGATTTGACAGCCTTATGCGAGCTACCACAGGCAAACAGCAGGAACAGACACATGAAAGGAGCCAGCAATATATGCCGGCTTACCCAGTTCATAACTCTAACCAACATAGTCTACAACTTAAGAACTTGCATCCTGTTATTTCCGTCAGCCCGATAACTGACGTGCACCCAAGCGAAGTTAGACTCGTCAATCAACTGGTCATAGGGTAGGTTCTTTCGGATATACTCAAACAACAACTTGTTTTGCTGTCTGTCCCCAGTGTCAATATCAGCAGCTTCCCCCACCATGTGCTGCGAGGTCTTACTTCCCTTGACGGCCGCATTAAGTTCCGGACAGCGATAACCACTGTTTACTGTTATAGGCTTTCCCCACCACTCACGTAACGGATCAAGCACATTATCTACCAAGGCAGTCAGAGCAGTCACATGCTCCTGTCTGCATCTGTTGTTGATACCCAAGCGGTCAGCAGTCGTTGACTTGCAGAGTTCCGCAATCGTAAAAAACTTCATTTCTTATCCTCCTTATCTTTAATTAATGTAGCCCTGCGTGGTGGAATACGACGACCGCATTCGCTGTCGGGCCTGTCACAACGGTTATGTTCGGCATCTTTCAATTGCAGTTCCAGCTCGTGGCACTTATGAATCCATGCCAGCTTATCAGACTGTTCATTACGAAGCTCAACGTATAACGCATCAATCTTGGCGTCACGCTGGGCGATACGTTCTTCCAGCCAGTCAACCTGCTTACGCTCGTTCTCATCCTCCATCGAATCGGCGGATGCATCCTCTTTCCGTGCGTTCGTCTTGCGGTTCACCCAAAACGTGGCACCCCAGCGGACAGCCTCCAATCCCCCGAAAGCCCCGATTATAGCCAACCAGTCGTTTAATTCCATTCTGTCTATTGTTTATCTGATTATAATACTACTTCAAAGATATGTCTATTTACTTGCGTCATTGTTGCAGAATTACTTAAATCCATTGCCACGATATGACAATAAAAAAAGAGCCCGATGACAATATTTATTGCCATCAAGCTCCTGGTTACACTGCAAAGATAGTGAAAACTATTCCATATTCAATCCATATTGAAAAAAATAATCAGGAGCAATATTTCGATTATCCGAAGAATTTAAAGAGTCACAATATTAATAGAAAACAAATAGGATTCATGAAATCTACCGGTTGTCTATAAAATCAGATGTTCTCAAGCCTTTATCAGGAAACATCTTTACTTTTTTCCTTTTCCTTTGAACATTTTTCAAGTCACGCACAATGGTGCTGGAAAGTACCTCCGAATAAATCTGTGTGGTCTTTACGGAAGTATGTCCGAGCAGCTTCTGGACTGTTGTAATCGCAACTCCCTGATGAACCAGCAGGGTGGCACAGGTATGACGGCTCACATGGTAGGTTATCCGTTTTTTGATACCACACAACCCGGCCAGCTTTCGAAGCTGCTTATTCACTTCCGAGTTACAGGGTAGGGATGCAAAACTTCCGATATCCGGATAACGGTCAAGAATGCCCAATGCCTTGCTTTCAAACAGCAGATGCAACGGCAGACGGATTTCCACCCCTGTCTTGACGGATTTGAAGTACAGCCACCGCTTGCCGTTTATCCTAATAAAATTCTCAGGTGTGAGCTGGCAGAAGTCAGAATAGCGCAATCCGGTATAACAGCAGAACAGGAAAGCATCGAGCACATGGCGCATGGACTCTTCTTCCACTTCGACTGTTTCCAGCTTCTTCAACTCGTCCGGGGTAAGAAACTCATGTCTGCCTTTCTCCTGCTTGATCTTGTATTTCCGAAAGGGATAAGCGTCCGCGTGCATATATCCTTGGTTGATTGCCTCATTGACCAAGGTACGGAGCTGTCTCATGTGCTTGGCTATCGTATTGACCGCATTGCCCTTTTCTCTCAAGTATTGCTCAAAATCACGAAGGAATGTATAGGTAAGATCCTTGAAGTCCAATCCGGAACGGAAATCATTCAGGACCGCCAGTGTCGAGTGCAGGTTGTCCTTGGTGGACTGCTTCTTGTCCGAATTGTCAATGGCTGATTTGGCGAAAGTAGAGAAGCTGATATTCACGGCACTTTTCTTCTTGACAGCATCCTTCAGTAGTGAGAGCGTGGCAGGTATTCCGCGCTTCCAATACCCCAACTCTATGCCTTGCAGATACAGGATGTATTCATAGAGCATTGCGTTGAGTTCGTTAGATTGGGGGTGGTTTATGACTTGTGCCCCCTCACGGCTCCAGCACTCCGGTTTGAGGTACACGTTTGTCTTCAGATAGATTTTCCTTTGATTTAAATAAGCTTCAACCTGTACAAGAGCCGTGCCCTGCCTGTTTAGCGTGTTCTGGCGGTTATATACAAGACGGTATCTGATTTTATCCATTTTTCCACAAAGGTGCGAAAAGATTAATGGAAGAAAGGTATCAATGTGGAACATTTCCACATCATCCCACACTATATGAGGATTTTT